AGTCCAGCTTTGAGAGCAAGCGGCTGGCCCTATGTCGTCTGCACTTTGCAGTGCACCGACTAAATCCGCGGCTGCCGCAACGCCTTCGCCGTTGAAATAAACTGTCAGCAGAAGGCTTTGAACAATCCGCGGAGAGCCTACCGTGTCAGCCGTTAGCCTGTGACCGCCGCAGAATATGTGGCTGTACCGGCATGGGTTTGCCGGGTCTTTTTGCAGCACAAGTTCAGTGCCGTTGAGGTAAGCTCCGCAACACAGTTCCGTCCCGACGAACTCCCACGCCAGATAATCGTCGCCGCCGTCGTCAATCGTGACGCCAATGATTTCACCAAACGTGTCGCTTCCAGTGTCATCGTCAACCACAGCTAACAGCGTTGCGCCGCTTCCAGTGCTCGGAGCAGTCTGCGAAATCGTAATTGTGATAGACGATACGTACGGGTCTTGGCCTGCGTCCTCGCGATAGTACTGCCCGCCGTTCTCAACGACGACATACCTCGCGCCTGGATCGTCTTCGTAATACTCCCCTGCGTTCGTGATGACAACGGAATGAAGCGCGTCTGTGCGCGATCCGATGTATCGCCCCGCCGCGGCGGGCGTGAAGATATCGCTTTGGTCTGCAATAAAAACGCTCTGGATGACTCCTCCGGTTCCGACAACATCGCAGTCGATGTACGCGGATTGGCTCACAGTGCCGTCTTCGGGCGACGAAAACGATATTGATATGAGTTCGTAGTCTGCGTAGCCACTTCCGCCGTTCACTACCGTCACGCTTTGCAGCTTGTATGTCTTCTTGTGCGGCGCGGGCCACTGACCGGACGGAAGCAGCGTCCACACAGGAATCAGCACAGCACCAGAGCCTCCAGCGGTGTCTACAGCCAGCACGGCGTTCTGCGGCTCGTCGTGGACGACGCGAGCAGTTCCGGTAGCGGCGGTCACTGTGACATCGTTCACGCCGGCCGAGAACGTCACGTCACCGCCTTCGCTGTAGCCGGTGCCACCGCTCGTCACCGTGACGTCGTTCACGACCCACGTCGCCGACAGCGTCGGAGCGATCAAGACCGTCGAGGTCGCGGTCCCGTCGAGCGTGATCGTCGGCTCGCTCTTGTCGAGGTAGAGCTTCGCTTCAGCCTCGACGGCTTGCGTATCGCCCGTGGCGAACGTGATTGTGAGCGAATCGCCGTCCTCGTAGCCTGTTCCCCCGGACGCGGCAATCTTCGACACGACCCAGTAGTCGATCTCGCATCCGTCCTGTGCCTTCGTCAGCGTAGGCGTGAACGTCGCGCCGCTGCCGCTGCCCCCGCTCACCGTGATCGTCGGGGCAACGCGGCCTAGCTTTGCGTAGCCGCTGCCGCCGTTCGTCAATTCAATCGCGGCAATCGGCCCCTTGTCGGTGTCAGGGTCGCCGCCAGGAGCAGTCACCTTCGCCGCTGCCCCGTAGCCGTAGCACGAGGAAAAAGACAGCGATATGAGGTCTGGGCCTTGCACTGGAATGCTGTCTGGAAATCCCGACAGCGTGGCCGTGACTGTTTCGGGCAGCGCGCCTTCTGCGCAGAGATTGCACGGCGGGCAGCACGGAGAACAGCTGCTTCCAAGCATCACGCCGACAGGAAACATCCCGGCCGCAAACAACCAAACGAAGCCCATGACGAGGCTCAGCGGATCAGAGGCAGCGAGGATTGCGAGGGCGTTCATCTAGCACTCCGCGGCGATGAGTATCCATGTGTCATCAACTTTGCCACACGCCACCTTCTTGGTTCCGCTGGCAACGCTCACGGTTGCAAAATGGTTTGTGGCGGTGAACGTCGTGGTTGGCGACAGCGAGGAACCGTCGCCCTTGGTCTGGGTCACGGTGGCAGTCGAGCCCTTATTCCAAGTTGCCGATATGGTTCCGAGCACGAGCTCCGAGCCAAGATCGACCAGCGCCCAGTCATCGTTTTTCCACAAGACCCGCGCGCCCAGCAGCTTGCCGAGGTCAGCGACCTTGACTTGAACGGCTCCGGCTATCGCAACCCTTCCAATTGCGTTCGACTCTATCGGCTCAACGGCCACGCACTTTTCTTTCGCCTCATTTCCGGTTACAGCGCTGCCCGTCAATACCGGCATGCGCTCAAATTGACTTGTGGCGTCCGAAGACCCAGAGCTTGGGGTTATTGCGAAACCCGTAATGGCGAGAACGCCCCACCTCTGAATTGTTGATCCAGTTGAGTTCCTGGCATACACCCACACATATGGCGAAGACGAGTAGGACACGCCGTTGCTGGAGAATCCCGGCGTTGCTCCCAACACAATATCGGCGGCATCTTGAGCGCGGTTCCATGCTCGCGCGGAAATAGCGCTGCCTATCGGCTGGCCGGCTTCGATCCTCCCGTCTGCGCGAGGCATCAGCTACCTATCCCAAGCTGCGAGAAGCTCGTTCTGCGGTAAATCTGGTTCACATAGACGAACTTCGGCGTCTTGATCAGCTTGTTGTTTGCAACTGTGTCATCGAAGTAGGCCCAGAGGTACTCGTGCCCCTTCTTGGAGATGCCGTCTATCCCTCCCATCGACAGATTGGCTTCGTTGTTCGACGCGACGAACTTGAACGTGAGATTCCACGGACCATCACCTTTTTCCTCGTCCCACTGTTGCTGGCCCGAAGCTCCGACGAACAAGACCTCGTCGGCATCAAAGCTGCGAAACGCTGAACTGTTGACTGTCCCTGTGACGTCCGCCAACGTCTTTATGTAGGCATTCGTAATCAGCAACGATGGAACATCGTATGTCTCTGACCATTGCAGCGCCGGGATCACCACATCGACGCCATTGACCTTATCGCCATCCACGCCAATGGCTTTTTTCATGTCTGGGGCGTTGGCCCCGTATCGCTGCTCGCCGCGCGCTACGGTGAAGTGGGCAGTGCCACCAGACGTATCAAACTGCCGCGTTCGCTTCAGCGGCTCTGGTTGTTCTTCGTCATCAGTGCCGAGGGACTCGTAGGTCGCCGTTACCTCCCACGCATCCCCACCAACGTGCTGCAGATCGTAGCTTTCAACGAGGAATATCACGCCACCGATGTTATAGAACCTGTTAGTGCTGAAGAATATGTTGGCTTGCAGATGAACGTCGCCGTCATTGTAAGAGCCTAGATACGCAAACTTCACCGTGACGGTGGACTTATCTTTCTTGCCGATGCGTTTGACTGTCGCGGCCCTCGAGCCACTGATCTCCACCCACTGTGGCATGGCTACGCTCCTACCGTGTCTTTCTGCTTCGTGTTGCGCGCTGTCTCTTCGCACGCCTTTGCTGTTCGTTCTGCCAAGTTCTGCGAGTACGCGATCCCGCTGACGGCAGCAGCGCTGAACGTCCCTGCGATGTCGCCCTCCTTCTTGCTTTGTTCAGTGGCATTCGCGGCGTCGTTCATCTTCTTCTCGTCGGCGGCCTTCTTCTCTGCGTTCTGCGCGTCCATCGCTCGCGTTTTGTCGATCTCTGCGGCTGCGTCATCGACGGCTTGCTCGATCTTCGCAAGCATCTCTGGTTTGATCAGTCCGGCCTCTGCCAGACGGCGAGCCTCCTCGACAACGGCACGGAGCTCGTCGGGGTTCGTGGCCTCCGCGGCGAGCTTGACCAGTTCGGAACCACGCTTGGCACCGGCGGCTTCATCGCGCTTGTCCGCGAGCCCCTGTTGCGATTGGTTGACCTGTTGTTGCCTTTCGTCTGCACGTTGAGCAGTCCTCTCGGCGCGATCCTTCTGATCTTGCTGGTTTTGCTCGTCCACGATTTTCTTCGCGTCAGCCTCTTGTTGCCGAGAGTCGCCGAGCTTCCTGTCAGTCGCATCCTTTCCTTTTTGCACGCCAGCGTCCCGCTCCTCTCTGCGCTGCTTATTGGCGTCGTCTATTTGCTTCTTGATCGCGTCGTAGTCGATAGACTTGTCGAAGAACGAGCGGATGTACGCGATTGCTTTCTGGATTGCACCTATCGCCGTATCCCACAGATCGAGAACAGAGTTGATTGCCGTCTGCCACGCCGAGAACAAAACACCCGTCGTGCTGATCCATGCGCGCTCGATCATTCCAAGCGCAGCCAGCATTGCCTTTGCCAGCCATGTTGACGCATCGCCCATGCGGTTCTGGATGTATTCCACGAACTGATCGACGTAGGACATGACTCCTGCCTGCCCGCGAAGCCACGCAGCCGCGAGCCCGGCCCAAAGCACATCGAACGCCAGCGACATATCGCCAGCCGTGATCGCGTCGGAGATGCCACCAAAGGTTTCCAGTGCGATGCCCCATAGGTCGGAAAAGACCTTGGTGGCGTCGGCCAGGACGGTCTGGAAGCCTGCCGATAGTGGTTCAAAAAGAGATCCGATGGACGATGCGAGGCCACCGGATTGCGAGAATGCTGCCACGATGGCAGGGCCGATTGCAGCTACTGCCACTCCGATAGCCAGAAGCGGCGCAACAGGCGCGAGCCACGCTGCCGCCATCCTCGTCACAGATGCCACGGTGGCACTCGCAGCCGCGGCGGTTGCTGCCACATAGCTGGCAAGGCCCGCGACTGCGCCGGATATGAACGTCGAGACAGCAGCACCCGCAGACGCGATCCACGCGCCTGCCATAGCTCCGGTCCTAGAAATCGTTATCGCAGTGATCGATGCCAAGGCGCCCGTGTAGTAGGTCACTAACGCTTTGACATATGCGAGGTACGCCGCCATGCCAGCGATTGCCGCACCCGTCCACGATGCCGCTATCGCGATTGCCGAAGCGACAGTTGTCGCCACCATGACTGCCAGCGATCCGACATAAGAGGCCGCCATGTACGCCGCCTGCGCTGCAAACGCCACGACAGCGGCCGTGGCCTTGATCAGATTGGACCCGATGCCGATTGCTGCATTGCCGATGGACGCGAACGATCCCACGATGAGCTTGGCCGCATCCACGATGGCGAACATCGGAGATAGAGCGAGCTTCAAGACGTTCGTGAACCCACCAACGCCGACAGCCACAACTTGCAGCGACAACCCAACGCCAATCAGAGCGCCACCGAATGCCACAACCCCGGCGACGGCCTTGGCAATCGCCACGACCATCGCCTTGTTCTCGTTAATGATCACCGCAAGGCCGGCGGCTAGGCGAGCCCCTTGATCGAGCAGTGCTCGCATGGCTGGCGTGAGGGCCTCGCCGATCGCGAGGGACGCCGACTCCACCGCCGACATAAAAATGCGAAACGAACCACCAAGGTTGTCATCCATTGCCTTGGCAGTCTTCGCGGCAGAACCACGCGAGTCTTGCAGCTTGGCGTCGAGCTCCTCCAGCGCGTCGCCAGAGTTCATCAACTGCATGATCGCGTTCGCGCCGAACACATCGAAGATTTTCGACAGCTTCGCAATCTGGTCCGTCTGATCCATGCCCTGCATTGCGGCGCGGAGCTCAACGAGAATTTGCTTCAGCGGCTTGAGCTTGCCTGTCTTTGGGTCCTTCACCTCGACGCCGAGTTTCTTGAGTTGCTTTTGTTCTTGAGACAACCCAATGAGGACTCGTCGCAGGGCAGTTCCCGCCTCGCTGCCTTGCATACCTCTGTCTGCAAGCAACCCAATTGCGGCAGTGATTTCCGTGAGGCTGGCACCAGCGGTAGCTGCAATACCGCCGACCGTAGACAGAGCTTCGCCTAGCCCTTGCACCGTCGCATTGGAGGAGTTTGCTGCCTTTGACAGAATGTCTGCCACCTTGGCAGCGTCTTCCGTTGGCATCTTGAACGACCGCAGAATTGCAACCGTGATCGACGTTGCTTGCGCGAGGTCGAGCATCCCGGCGCGGGCCAGGAGCAGCGTCCCCTCGATGCCACTGAGCGTTTCCTCGACCGTGAAGCCACCTTGCCCGAGGGCCTGCATCCCCTCTGCAACTTGTTGAGCCGTGAAGCTAGTCGATGCACCGAGCTCGAGGGCCTTCTGCTTCAGTGCATCAAACTCTGCACCCGTGGCGTCTGTGACAGCGCCAACGGCAGACATCGTGTCTTGGAACTTCGCAGACTGTGCCAGCGATGCAACGAATGGCGTGGCCGCAGCAGCGCCCACGCCAGCCATGCGAGCCCCGATACCGGCGAACGTAGCGCCGAGCGAACTGATTCGCTTCTGGACCCTGTCGAGAGCAGCGTAGAAGCGGCGCACATCTGCGCCGATTTCAATCGCTACCTGACCGCCTCTAATCGCTCCCGCGGTTGCCATTGCTGGTTCCAAAAAGCTCCCGCAGCTCGTCCACGGTCATCGTGCGAGGCGGGCGTGGTTGGGATGGGTGAAAGTGATAAACGTCATGGCTGCTGATTCTTGGATCGATGACAGTTTGCGATTAGCGCCTCTAGCGAAGCCGTGTGGGTCCACTGCTGCTCGATGCGTGCATCGCGTGCCACGACGAGCTCTCGCAGCGTCCATCCGTCAGGATTGACACCTAAGATGCCTGCACACTGATAGGCGAGCTCCCACCAGTTGCCGTAGGCATCTGGACGTTTGCGATTTCGCTCTCCATCTTCTCGGCGGCTTGCTCCACGATTGCGTCCATCCTCGCTATTAGTTTTTCCATCAGCTTTCTCCGGCTGGAAGGGAAAAAAGCCAGCAGTTCCTCCTTGATAACTGCGATGGCGTGGGTGAGGGTGTCGCCGCGAAGAGCTTCGCCAAAGTCTTCGTAGGTCACTGATCGCTTCTCTGCCTCTGGCGCAACGAGCGGCCACATAACGTCGAGAACGTGCGTGGTGCTTCCCCCGAACATCTCGACCGCCTTGCCATTTCCGATGTCGGCAATGTCGAAACCCGCGTGTGCCACAACGCGCTTGAGGCTCGTGCATGACATATGCACGTTCCATGTTCTGCCCTGTTCGTCGCGAAACTCTCGCATAATGCTCTCCGTTGCTAGGCCGACACTGGGTAGGCGAGCTTTGCAGTGACTCGCAAAGACACAACGTCATCCAGCGGCTCGCTGCGAACGACGTTCGTCACAATCCACTCTCCCGAATATCCAGAGCCGCTGATTGCTATGTTCTCTCCACTTTGCAATGCCGCCTGTGGCCCACCATCGTCCATGACAAGGTCGATGTCTACGGTCGCGTCATAGCCACAATTGAATCGATAGACCGGACGCAGGCCGAACGGCTGAAACTCGTACTCCTTGGCAGACGATGACCACACGACGTTGCGGACGGCGAAATTATCGACGCCCGTTATCGTGCAGTCCCTGCCAAGCTGTATAGGCATCGCTGCCTCTTACGTTGAGGCAGGCTTGAACGTCAGCGTGTACGTCACAACGTCATCGATCGGCTCGTTGGTCGTGATGTTCGTACACTCCCACGAACCATACTTGGTGCCTGCGGACGCAGAGTGACTGAGGCACTCGATCTCGATGGTTTGATTGAGGAACCCGACGGCGTAGTTCCTCCACCACTCGGTCCCGCCACCGCTGCCGCGCGCCGTAACGTCGATCTGCTCGGCCTCGCCGGTCGTTGTGATATTGCGAATGTCGTCGTTGTTAACGCAACTGACAGGTGACGAACCATCGCGACCAAGAGATACTGCCATGACTTGCTCCCACTGCTAGGCTAGGCCGGGGTTTCCTTCATCTTGCAAGTGACGTTCCACGACACGACATCGTCGAGCGGCTCGTTCTTCGTCACATTGGTGACGATCATCAAGCCCGACACGCCTGCATTCGGCACGTTGATCGTGAGCTCGTCGCCAGCGTCGGGTGGGCTGTCCAGCATCTCGATCTCGACGGTCGCATCCTTCCAGCCGGACTTGAACTTCCTCTCTGTGTCGCCACGCTTGGTTGCGTCGATTTGCGAAGACTCGACGGTAGCCGTAACGGACCTCACAGAGGTGTTCGTCACGCCGGTAATGGTCGCGTCTTTGCCGAGAGAGTAGGTGACTGGCATCGCTTTGCTCCGCTCCGTTGTTACACCGCAGTGTAGCACATATGAGACACATAAGCCAAGTCATGGCCCGCTGATCTGACCCCTAAACTTTGCGGCTATTTTGTTCACAACCTTTTTCAAGCCCTTGGTTTGATACTTGGAGGCTCTCACCCTTACGGTGCGGGTAATTGATGTGGCCCGAAAATTGCTTGTTTTGGGACGCGGATACATGAATGTTCCCACATAGGCCAAATTGAACCTACTGCCCGTCCTCCGCAATCCGAAGGCACGTTGGGTCGGTATTGGCCTACCTCGGAACCGCAGAAATAGCCGCTGCGTTTGCGAGCCTCCCTTTTCGTGAAGCACGTTCAGCCACGGCTTAGACCTGGGGCCTATGACAACTGATCCTCTAGTCGGATCGTAGGCGAATGCCATCATGGACTTCATGTAGCCCTTGGGACTCCGAGCGCTCCTCCAGCTCGTGATCCGGCCGCGCTTCTGCTGCCTTTTCCTGCGTTCAATAAGCGGCAACCCGCGAAACGTACCGACTTGCCTGTTTTGGCCGATTGTGGATTGCTTGCCGGCGGCAAACTCGGATTGGCAACTGCGGTACACCATTGCACCCGCCTTGCGCAACGCTTTGGCGCGGCCCTCGCCAATGCGCTTGATAACGTGCTTGCGGTCAAGAAACCATCGCGTGTTGAT